GCCAAGCACGTCGCCGCTCAGATTGATAGTCGCCTTGCGGGTGCGGGCATCCTTCTACTCCCCGACAACATCTCGTTCGCGACGACATCGACGACCACGACCGACGAGAACGGCGAGACCTCACAGTCGCTCAACGCCCTGGACCCGTTCCTCGAAGAACTGATGCAGACAATGATGGCTGCGATTCGGAACCGCGAGGATGCGAGCGCCCTGGTTCCGATCCTGTTGCAGGCGAATGGCGAACATCTGGACAAGGTGCGGCACCTGACGTTCTCGACTCCGCTGGACGAACAGGCGATCGAACTCCGTCAGGAGGCAATCCGCAGACTAGCCCTGGGCATGGACATGCCGCCCGAGGTCCTCACCGGCACCGGCGAAGTCTCGCACTGGGGGGCATGGCAAATTGAGGACGCCTCCATCAAGGCGCACACCGAGCCGCTTCTCCAGATCATCGTGTCGTCGCTGACCGAGGGCTATCTCTGGCCGTACCTCGAAGCGCAGGGCATGGACGAGGACGAGGTCCACGAGTACACCTTCTTCGCCGACACTGCACTGATGCGTCTGCGCACCGACCGCTCGAAGGAAGCGATCGAACTCTACGATCGTGCCGTCCTCAGCCAGGATGCCCTGCTCACCGAGACCGGCTTCCAGCCGAACGACGCCATGGGCATGAACGAGCGGCGGGAGTATTACACCCGCAAGGTCGCGTCCGGTTCCACGACGCCGGAACTGGTGGCCGCCGCACTCGCGATGCTCGGCGTGGCCCTGCCGCTGGAGGCAATCCAGATCAGCGAGCGGGAGACTGACCCTGCTGTCGAAGACCCCTCGCTGAAAGAGCACCCGACGCACGATGCGCCAGACCCGAATGCGCGGAAGCATCGCCGGTCGGAGGAAGCCGCAATCGCCGAGGTCATCGTCTTCCGTGCGCTGGAACGAGCGGGCAACCGGATCAAGTCGAAGTACCGAGAGTCGATCAGTCTCGGCGCAGAGAATGTCCTGCCGCACACGCTCTACCGCTTCACGCACGCCATGTCCCCGGATCAGGTGGACGACGTGCTGATGGATGCGTGGTCCTGTCTCGGGTCCCTGCCACCCATCTCGATCCCGGCCGAGACTCTCGACCGCTACGTCCGGTTCCTGTTCACGAACAACCTCCCCCACGAAAGTCGGACTTTCCGGGCGTTCCTGGACGGTGAGCCCGAATGAACGCCGACGAGTTTGCGGCCAAGCGGCGAGCAGACTTCGTTCGCGCCGATGACGACTTGAAGCCAGAGGTCAAGAAAGCCCTGGTCAGGTACGGAAACGGTGAGGCAGATTGGGCTGAGGACTTAATCGAGGCGAGTGAAGTCCTGTGGCTTGAACACTTCCTCGACGAAGCCCCGAACGCGAACCCCGAGTCGCCGCGTCGTGGCCGGTTCGTGAAGGACGTCACCGAGGCGCTGGCCCAGACCGACCAGCCGGACGGCGAACCGACGGATGCCGAAATCGAGCGGGTCACCAAGTGGCTCGGCACCTTCACGGTGAACGACGCCACCTGGTCTGGGGCCGGTGCTCGCGGGGCTCGCAACAAGCGCTGGACCGCTATGACCGACACCAAGGTTCGCGAGACTCACGACGTGGCGGATGGACAGGTGCGCCCGATTGCGGCACCCTTCAACGTAGGTGGCTACGAACTTCGGTTCCCCGGCGATCCGGTGGGGCCTCCTGAAATCTGGATCAACTGCCGGTGTCTCATCCAGCCAGCGGCCACGAGGGGAGAGATGAACGTGAGCCCGACGACCTTCGCGATCACCGACGAGACGGACATCGCCGTCGAGGTCGCTGACGAAGACGACCTTCCCACTGACGACCTCGAAGACGACGAGGAAGAAATCACCGAGGTCCCGATCCACGGTGTGCTCGCGCCCGAGGGTGTGCCCACCGGTGACGGCCGACAGTTCGGCACTGGATCACTGACCAACCGCCCGCTTCCTCTGCCGATCGCGTACCAGTTGCTCTCCGGCGACGGGCACAACGGCTCGGCTACCGTCGGTCGCATCGACGAGACCTTCAAGGTCGGCAACGAGTTCCGCTTCCGTGGCGCACTGGTGCTCTCGAAGGAGTACACCGCCACGGTGATCGAGGGCATCCTCGACGGCACCGTCCGTGGCATCTCGGTGGACGTCGATGACGTCGAAGTCGATATGTCGATCGAAGAGTCAGACGGCTCCGACGGCAAGATGCCGGTCACCGTGTTCAGCCAGGCTCGCGTTGCCGGTGTCACGATCGTCCCGATCCCCGCGTTCCTGGAGGCGTACATCGGGCTCGGCTGGGAGTTCGCCGACGAACTGAGCGAGGAAGCACTCGCCGCGTGTGCGGCGTGTGCCGAAGAGGGGCCGGAAGACCCCGAGGACAACAGCGACATCGAACTGGGCTACGACGCCTTCCGCGACTTCCCCCAGGCCGAGCGGAAGAAGGCGGCCGAGGCCGGTCACGCACTTCCGGATGGGTCCTTCCCCATCGAGAACGTCGATGACTTGAAGAACGCGATCCAGGCGATCGGTCGAGCCAAGGACCCCGTTGCCGCGAAGGCCCACATCAAGAGGCGGGCTCGTGACCTCGGTGCCGAGGGACTCATCCCGGAAGAGTGGGATGGGGACACCGAGGCCCTCGTTGCCGCAGTCGGAACGAAGGACGGCCCTGGTTGGATCACGCACCCGATCCCGACCGGCCGCATCCGCCGGTACTGGACGCACGGCAAGGGCGCGTTGAAGATCAAGTGGGGGGCACCGGGGGACTTCAACCGTTGCCGTCGGCAACTGGCGAAGTACATCGTGAACCCGAACTGGCTTGCCGGTGCATGCGCCAACATGCACTACGAGGCGCTCGGTATCTGGCCAGCCACACATGCCGGAAGAGTGACGCGCCGTGGGCACGCGCTGGCGGCATCTGCGGAGCCTGCGCCGATCTTCACGCTCGTTGCGTCTGCGAACTACACCTTTGACCACTCGCTCTTCGAGCGCGTGGAACTGGAAGACCCCCGAGTTGGAATTGTCGTGGACGGCGATCACGTCTACGGCTACATGGCTCAGTGGGGCGTGTGCCACATCGGGATTTCCGGGATTTGCACTGAGGCACCACCCTCGCAGACCGACTACTGGTACTACGCAACAGGCGTAGTCGACACCGATCAGGGTGTGGTGCGGGTCGGTCAGATCACGATGGATACCGGGCACGCCCCACTGAAAGCCAGCGCGAAGATCGCGGCGGCCCACTACGACAACACCGGGGCCGCAGTGGCCGACGTTGCTGTCGGCGAAGACGGCTTCGGCATCTGGTTCTCAGGTCGGCTCCGGCCGAACTGCACGGATGAACAGCGCCACGCACTCCGGGCTTCGGGACGCATCTCCGGTGACTGGCGCGGCATCGGAGGTAACCTCGAAATGGTGGCTGGTCTTGTCGTGAACGTGCCTGGACTCCCAATCCCGCACGCTCTTGCGGCATCCGCAAACGGCGTCCAGACCGCCCTGGTGGCGGCGGGCATCGTCCGCCCCGACGAGGCTTCCGTCGCCACCAGTTTCGGCATCGACCCGGAACTGATCGCGGGCATCGCGCGGACCGCTGTTGCCGAGTACCGGCACCAGGAGAAGCGGGCCGCTGAGGTTGCGCCGATCCGCCAGTCGCTTCGTCAGAAGCAGATCGAAACCATCCGCGAGAAGATCAAGGGGTAGCCATGGCATGCGCTTGTGGAAAGTCCAAGACCCAGTCCAACAAGACCTACGTGCATACGTCGCCGAGCGGTGAGCGGAAGACCTACAAGACCGAGGTCGAAGCCGTCGCGGCACAGAAGCGCATGGGCGGAACCTATAGGGCGCAGTGATGGAAATCTTCCTTGCAGTGGTGGCCTTGATCGGCCTGTTCATCTTCGCCGTCGGAGCGTTGCTCTGGCTGATCGTCAAGCCGGTGAACCCGGTGAACGTGATCCTGATGGTCGTCGGCGGGCTCGTCTTTGCCGTCGCACAGATCATCGGCCTCATTGTCGGTTTGACCACATAACCCAGAAAGTCTGACTTTCGGGCCAGACACCTGATATACATATCTCGTCACTCCTGTCGTAGACGGGGGCGTGAAGGCGTAGCCACTTCATCCCCAACATCTACCGTTCAAGGAGTGAACCCCATGTTCGAGAAGCCTGAGACCCTCGACGGTCTTGACCTCGACGCTCTCCGTGCTCTGAGCACGGAGGCCCTCGAAGAGGCACGCGGCATCATGGCCGCCGACGACGCCGACATCACCGATGAGCAGATCGCCCGCGCCAAGGACCTCATGGCCGCATCTGCCGAAATCGACGAGCAGGCCGCCACGATTGAGGCCGCCGATGCCGAGCGTGCCGCACAGATCGCCGCCCTTCGGGACGCGACCAAGGACTCCACGCCGACCGAGGACCCCGAGCCCGAGGCCAACGAGGACCCCGAAGAGGATGCCGACGAGCCCGAGGGCGCAGAGGCCGACAAAGTGAAGGAGGTCGTCGTGGCCTCGGCACCGGCACCCAAGCCCGCTCCCCGCCGCACTGTCGCAATCGCGCAGACCAAGGCTCCCGAGACCCCCGCCCCCGAGGCCAAGTCCGGTGCTGTCATGGTCGCGTCGGCCGACGTCCCCGGCTACTCCAACGGTCAGGAACTTCTTGACCTCGACCAGGTCGCTCAGGCGTTCCTCGCGCGGTCGCGCTCCTTCACCGGCGGCAAGATGACCGGCCAGAAGAGCATGAAGCCCGGTCGCTACGGCCTCACCCAGAAGGCACAGCGCTTCGGTGTGGCCCGCATCCAGAAGCCGGAGAACGAGTTCACGACCGGCATGGATCAGCCGCTCGACCAGCAGTACAAGACCATCATGGACGCGGCGAAGGAGTCCCGGCTTCCCGGTGGCTCGCTCGTGGCGGCTGGTGGCTGGTGCGCCCCGTCGGAGACGCTCTACGACTTCTGCTCGCTGGAGACGACCGAGGGCCTGCTCTCGATCCCCGAGGTCACCGCGAACCGTGGTGGCATCAACTTCACCAAGGGCCCGGACTTCGCCGCGTTCCTCGCGGACGTCGACTCCGGCTTCTCCCAGACCGAGGCTGAGGCCGAGGCCGGGACCGAGAAGCCCTGCTACGCGGTCGAGTGCCCCCCGTTCGAGGAAGTTCGCCTCGACGTCATCGGCTTCTGCATCACGGCAGGTCTCCTGACCAACGCCGCGTACCCGGAACTCGTGCGCCGCATCCTCGACCTCGCGGTCGTGGGTCACGCTCGCCGACTGAACGCCGCGACGATCGCCGACATCAGCGCCCTCATCGGTGCGGCCACGGATTACGTGGAGATTGGTGCGACGACCAGCGACATCCTCGACGCCCTGGTTCTCCAGGCACTCCGTCTGCGGACGTCCTACGCGATGAGCCCCAACGCCACCATCGAGGTCATCCTCCCGGTGTGGGCGAAGGAAATCTTCCGTGCGGACCTCTCCCGTCGGACCGGCGTGGACCTGCTCGCCGTCACCGACGCGGACATCCAGCGCTACCTCGGTGTGCGGAACCTGTCGGCCCAGTGGGTGTACGACTACCAGCCGTTCAACACGACTTCCTCGGCCGCCTGGACCTCGTTCCCGGACACCCTCGAAGCCATGCTGTACCCGGCCGGTGCGTTCGTCCGTCTGACCAACTCCGTGATCGACCTCGACACCGTGTACGACCACGAACTGCTCACGCAGAACACCTACACGGCCGCGTTCTTCGAGGAAGGCTACGCAATCGCGAACACCTGCGGTACGGGCGTCAAGGTCTCGATCAACATCGCGAGCGTCCACGGCAACACCGGAGCCGCCGACGTCACCGGCACCACCCCGTGAGTCCAGCCCCCGCGTCTGCTGGCCCAGTAGGCGCGGGGGCAACAACTCAGAAGGGAGGGCGGACATATGCCGAACATCTTCGTCGAACCGCCTCAGCGCAAGCCGCGCAAGGGTGGGATCAAGTCGGTCACAGGCGAGTTCGTATCGCTCGGCCGCCTGGGTGTCGGTGCAGGGATCGAGTGGATTTCTGAGGGATGCACGTTTCCCCAGGCCGCTCCGGGACTCTGCTACGTCAGCAACCCGGTAACGGACGACAAGACTTTCGAGGGGATCGAGCACGGTGCGGGTCCGATCTTCGGCCTCTACACCGGCGTCCAGTGCTTCATCGGACCGGACAACGACTTCGACCGTCGTGCGACTGCCCTGCTCGAACAGGGTGAGGGTCGCGGCGTCGAGGAAGTGCTCTGGGAGTGGATCATGGCCGAGGGTGGGACTGGTCCCGCTCAGACGTCGTGGGTCAGTGCAATCGGCCAGATGGACGAACTCGCCGACACGGTGTACCTCGGTCAGCCGGTCATCATGCTGTCCCGCTTCGCGGCGGTGCAGGCACGAGCGGCCAAGGCAATCTTCGGTGACGAAGAGACCGGCGAACTCTGGACAGCCAATGGCACGCCGGTCATCGCCTCGTCGGCCGCACCGGACAACATCGCGGCAGTCTTCGGCTGGCCGACGGTCTACGCCGGAGAGACGCTCACGACGCGCGTCCTGGATCACTCCGTGAACCTGGACATGGTGATCGCCGAGCGGCTCTACGCAATCGCGATCGACTGCAACTACGCGCACCACTACGCCGTCACCGTCCCGGCGACACAGAACCCAGGCGAAGACCCTGCGCCGCTGACGCTCCAGATCGGCACCCAGCCGTCATCGCCCATCCCGGACGGTACGGACGTGACGGTCACGGTGAACGCGAACAGCGTTCCCGCTGGCGAGGTCAACCTCTGGTATCGAATCAACGGCGGGGCCTGGACGGACAACGGCGAGATGACCGAGGTCACCCCGACGCAGTTCGTGGAGAACCTGGACGGCACACTCGCCAACCCTGGTGACGTGTTCGACCTGTACGCCAAGTCGGGGACCACGGTCAGCCCGACGATCACGATTGAGGTCACGTAATGGCAGTCGATGAGGGATACGCCTTCGTCAGCCCGAAGGGATCGGTCACGGCGCGTGGCCTCCTGGAGGCCGCGAAGGCGCTGGGGCTCGAAGCCTCAGTGGTCCGGAGCACCATGGGCGGGTACTACGTGCCCGTCGCGGTGTCGAAGAAGTACGAGACCGACGCTCTCGGCGCGAAGCCGGAAGAGCCGGAGGCCGAAGAAGCCGAGGGAAAGTCTGACTTTCCTGACGAGACCTGGAAGAACGCCGACATCAAGCAGTGGGCGGAAGATCAGGGAGTCGATCTTGGTGATGCCACCAAGAAGGCTGACATGCTCGCCGCGATCAGCAGCGCAGACACGAAGGAGGAATAATGGCATCGCACGCTACCAAGTGCCTGTCGCTGGTCAAGGGTCGGCGCATCCGAGTCACGAAGTTGGACTCGTGTGGACGCCCGATCTATGGCGACGACTCGCAGGTGACATCGAAGGGCTTCATCAGTGTCGCGTTCACCGCGAACACCGTGGAGTCCGACGAAATCAACGTCACGAACGCCGCTGGCGAGGTCTGTGTCTTCGAGGCGGCGGTCACGTCGCTGACGGGATACGGCGTCGAGGTCGCGTTCTGTGAGGTCGACCCGGAACTCTTCGCCCTGGTGACCGGTCAGCCGGTTGTCCTCGGTGCGGACGGCAACAC